AAGTACACGATCGAGCAGGCTAGAGTGATAAGTGGATTTACCCAGATAGAAATGGCCCAAAAGCTCGGTATTTCCGAAAAAACATATATTCAGTATGAGAAATACCGCAAGGTTTTTAGGATGAATACGGCCCAACGTTTTATTGAATTAACGAAGCTTCCGATGAAAGATGTAATTTTTTTTGAGGGTCAACTACAGAAATTCTGTAGTTATCACTGTACTGCGTGAGAACACAGCGTGAAAGGAGGGATGACCGTGCAACAGCTTAGCGTGCAGCTCACCATTCCGATTCCGGCTGACTCGGTGCTGATCCAGAAGACGGAGCTGGAGGAGCTTAAACGACAACAGCTCTTGGGTGTCTACTGGACAATGCAAGACCTGGAGCAGCGGGTCGGCCGGAAAGCGGATTGGATCAAGGAGCACATCCTGTACCAACCACGGTTCCGCAAGATGCTTGACGTGGAGTCTGGTGGGTTCGTGTACTACCCAAAAGGTAAAGGGCAGGCCTGGGCATTCCAGGCGGCGGGGATGTCGCAGTTTTTGGACAAGCGTTTTTCCGACATTTTTAAAGAAAGGAGGGGGTGAGTAAAGTATGGGATTGTTTCCTAAGTTAACCATGGACGAACAACAAATCCGCAAAATCGTGAGGGAGGAATTGGAAAAAGCCGCCGGGGCGGCAAAGAAGATGGTCGTCATCCAGATCAAAGCGGATGAACTGATCGAAGAGCTAAAGGTGGTTACCGATGCAATCAAAGCGATAAACACAGGGGCCCGCGATTAAATTTACTTACCTAACTTCTTAAAAGTACGATTTATGTCCCGAATGGTCTTATCAAAATCACGTGTGGCACGATCTACGCTGCTTAATGAGTTCTTTGATTCCTCTTCGATCTCGATCTGAATGTCGGAGTTGCAGCTCGGACATTGGACAACATCTTCGCTGGAAATCTGCTTAAATCTTGCATTAAAGGCATGTCCGCATGAGGGACATTCAAGTTCAACATGGACATTCCCGACTAACGAATTTAGATTCATCCGATCACCATGTTTTCTGCGGACCCCTGTAATCACCATTATTCGATTAAAAAAGGAAAATTCCTGCAGGAAAATAGGAGGTGAGTAAAGTATGGGAATGTTTCCTAAGTTAACCATGGACGATTTTGGGGTTGTGAAATTGGATGGAGTAAGTATCCCAAGTGTCTTTTCAATTAATGTATCTCTTGAAGCTGGGGAGCCAGCAAAAGTATTCATTGGGGCATACATTTCGGAAGAAGTTTATCTGGATTTAAAAAAAATAAAGGACTGGGAATATAGAAATGCACTCCGCCAAAAGACGGAGTAAATTGTTAAAGACCAGTTTTCACAGTGAAAGGAGGTGACAGAGATGAACATGGTGATTCGTGAATTGTGTGATGCTGATTTACGTTCAAGCTATCAAGGGATTGCTAGACTAGCAGACGTCGTAACGGTTGGAATGGTTATGGATGCTTATGAAAGTGAGGTTACGGAAGTTGACCAATTCTCGCTGTAAAAAAGAAAAAGCGGCCATTCGCAGTGGCCGCAAATAAAAACAATTCCATCGCTATTATAACACAAAAAGGAGGAAGCGATAATATGCCGATTACGATTACCATTTCCGCTGAAACATCACAACAAGTTCGAGAGCTCGCTCTTGAATTGGCAGACACCTTTATGGTTAAAAACACACAGGTTACAGACTCTGTTACCGTTTCAACGTTAGACGAGGAACCTATTGTTCTGGTTGAAACGAAATCAAAGGTAGCAGCTGAACCGGTGGACGAAGTTGCCCCTGTGTCAGAACCGGTAAATCAAGTCATGGATGTTTTGACATTACGTGCAAGAGTACAAGCCTTTACTGGCAGCGATTCGGGCAGAAAGGCAAGGGTGAAAGATCTGCTTAATTCTTATGGATCGAAATCCCTATCCGATATCGAAGAGAATTTGCGTGATGCCTTTATCCAGGACCTGGAGGCTGTCTAATGGCACAAGCACATGCTGAACGGGCGCATGCCCTACTAGGTGCGTCGAAAGCAGAACAATGGTTGAATTGCACGCCAAGCGCCAGGATACAAGAATCCATCCCGGACCGTAGAAGCCAATACACTGAAGAGGGAACACTTGCTCACGAGTATGCCGAGTTGAAATTGCGAAAGCGATTGTTACACGTGCCGAACGAAGCAGCGGAAGACGCGTTGCGTTTGGATCCGAGGTACAACGCAGAAATGGAACAGGCGGTGAATCTTTTTGTTGAAGCCGTAGAAGAAGCGTTCTTTACTGCGAAGGCGAGAAGCGAGGACGCACTGGTTATCCTGGAGCAACGCTTGGATTTTACCGAATGGGTACCAGAAGGGTATGGCACAGGTGACGTTGTGATAATCTCTGACGGGGTTATCGAGGTCATCGATCTAAAATATGGCAAAGGTATTCCGGTCAGTGCTATCCACAACCCACAGCTACGACTTTACGCACTTGGGGCCATTCACGAATTTGGTTATTTGTATACCATCGACAAAATTAAAATGACGATTGTCCAACCACGTTTGGATTACATTGGTTCGGATGAATCAACCGTGGAGGAGTTGCTTGCCTGGGGCGATAACGTAGTCAAGCCGGCGGCACAACTCGCATTCAACGGTGAAGGGGAATTTAAACCAGGGGATCATTGCAAGTGGTGCAAAATCAAAGGGAATTGTCGTGCAAGGGCGGATGAAAACATGAAGGCCTTATCGTATGAGTTTCGTGAACCGGAACTTTTATCCTTTGACGAAATGGGTGCCATCTTGGTGATTGCAGACCGATTGCATACTTGGGCGAAAGACGTCGAGAACTATGCGTTTGAACAAGTATTGGCCGGTAATCGTATCAATGGCTGGAAATTGGTTGAAGGCAGAAGCAACCGTTCGATTAGTGATAAGGACGCAGTCATCGACGCATTCAAACAAGCGAACATTCCAGACACAGAATTTTTTAAACCACAGGAGCTATTTGGATTAACAGAGCTTGAAAAACGTATTGGCAAGAAAGATTTAGCCGCACTTATTGGAACATACATTATCAAGCCACAAGGCAAGCCCGTGTTAGTCCAAGAAACGGACAAGCGTCCAGAACTGAACAGCATTCATTCTGATTTTTCACACATTGAAATGGAGGGAATTTAAATGATGACAGTTGAAACAAATCCTACAAAAGTGATCACAGGTGTAGCGCGTTTATCGTATGTGCATGTATTTGAACCAAAATCCATTAATGGCAGCGAACCGAAATATAGCGTGTCGGTTCTTATCCCTAAAACGGATAATGCCACCATTGAAAAGTTGAAGTTGGCTATGAACGCAGCGCTTGAACATGGCAAGACCAGCAAGTTTGGCGGAAAGGTACCACCGAATTTAAAAATGCCACTCCGTGATGGTGATGTAGATCGCCCAGATGATGACGTGTACAAGGGACACTATTTCATTAACTGTAACAGCGACAAAAGGCCTGGCATTGCTAAGCCCGTTGGGAAACATCCGGATGGGCGCACCAAGTTCCAGGAGATTACAGACACAACGGAATTGTACTCCGGTTGTTATGGGAGGGTGAGTATTAACTTCTACGCCTTCAACATTAACGGAAACCGTGGCATTGCAGCGGGACTTGGCAACATTGTCAAGGTTCAAGACGGCGAACCTTTAGCGGGACGTGCCAGCGTAGAACGTGAGTTTGCAGATTTAGACTTTGACGATTTTGATTACAACGCAGACGACGATTACATGAACTAATCGTATAGAGGGGGGATTCGTATGAGTCCCCTTTATCATACCAAGAATTAGGTGGCACATGGCGACACTAACCATAGATATCGAGACTTACAGTAGCGTTGACCTAACCAAGAGTGGTGTATATCGATATACAGAGTCACCGGATTTTGAAATCTTATTATTCGCCTATGCTTTCGATGATGAACCGGTCCAAGTCGTGGATGTAACCATTACAAACGATCTGCCCGAAAAGGTAAAGCGGGCGTTAACTAATCCAGGCATCATTAAATCAGCTTATAACGCCGCATTCGAACGAGTCTGTATTTCCAAGCACTTCAACGTGGAGTGTGACCCAAGCCAGTGGCAATGTACGCAAGTCCATGCCCTAGCTCTAGGCCTTCCTGGTCCACTTGGGGACACGGCCAAAGTTCTTGGGCTCGATGCTCAAAAGGACGTAAGAGGTAAAGCACTCATCAAATATTTCAGTGTACCTTGTCGACCGACAGACGCAAATGGGCTACGGACACGGAACCTACCGATTCATGACAACACGAAATGGGAGCAATACAAAGCCTATAACGCGCAGGACGTGGTTGTGGAACGGGAGATTCGGAACCGGTTAAGTCGTTTCCAAGTTCTGGCCCATGAATGGGAGTTATGGCGAATCGACCAGGCGATAAATGACCGTGGTGTTCGGTTGGACCGTGTACTTGTAGAGCATGCCATTGCTTGCGATAAGCAATACGAGGCCCGCTTATTGCAGGAAGCGACGGAATTGACAGGGTTGGAAAATCCAAATAGCCTTTCCCAATTAAAAGAATGGTTAGGTGATAACGGCCTGGAGACACCAGACGGTTTATCCAAAGAGCATATGGCTGGGCTGGTAAAAAGCGCACCGAACGAAGAAACAAAGCGCGTACTTGAACTTCGGCAGGAGATGAGCAAGACAAGCGTGGATAAGTACAATGCCATGCAGCGGTCCATCTGCTCCGATGATCGCGCGCGAGGCTTACTTCAATTTTATGGAGCCAACCGAACAGGCCGATGGGCCGGCAGGCTCATTCAGGTTCAAAATCTACCACAAAACAAGATAGAAGATATACATCTGGCTCGGCAGATTTTACGAGAAGGTGATTATGCGTTTCTAGAAATGATGTATGGCGCACCACCGTTTGTATTAAGTCAATTAATCCGCACCGCATTTATTCCATCACCCGGTCATCGGTTTATTGTTTCCGACTTCTCTGCCATTGAAGCAAGGGTCATTGCCTGGCTAGCAAACGAACATTGGGTTCTAGATGTATTCAAAGGCCATGGCAAGATCTATGAAGCGACAGCTGCAAACATGTTCAAGGTTCCTTTTGAAACAATCGTCAAAGGCAATGCGAATTACGAGCTACGGGCAAAAGGAAAAGTGGCAACATTGGCTTGTATAGCCGAAGGGGAATTAGTTCTAACAGACACGGGCCTCGTACCCATTCAGAAAGTAACTAGTCAACATAAAGTTTGGGACGGTTTCCGGTGGGTTACTCACGGAGGAATTGTTAACAGAGGGGTAAAGGAGGTTATCACCTATGATGGACTCACGGCAACAGAAGATCACTTCGTATGGATTGAAGGGGAATCGGACCCAGTACGATTCGAATATGCTGTCGCCAGCAGGGCACGTCTCCTACGATCAGGAGATGGTGGGAGATCAATACGGCTGGGTAAGGATCATCAGTCCGGAAAAGAGATGGAAAATAGGGTGGAAAGACCCAAAAGTCTTAACCCAATGCGTAAGTTGCGGTGCTCAACAGTGGACACACTTTTACAATTTAAAGCGTGGGTTGTCGAACGGTTGTCAAGCTTGCTCGCAACCAAGGCAGATCCCGAAGTGGTTAGATCGGAGGTTAACCGCAGCAAAGCAGAGGTGTACAAATCCAAACAATGCCCAATTCGAGAACTACGGAGGGCGAGGAATTCAATTCAAATTCTCTTCTGTATTGGAAGCAGGCCTTTGGATTATAGAAAATATCGGATTGCCTTCCCGTTCAATGGAGATGGATCGCATCAACAACGATGGGCACTACGAGCCAGGAAACATCCGATTCGTGCCAAGGAAGGTAAATTTGGGGAATCGCCGACTAACAGTGCTACCGGATTGGGACCCAAACGAATGGCCCTACGCTCGTTCAGTTGTAACTCGGAAGATTTCACAAGGTGTGACCCGGGAGCAAATTATCGGAAGCGCAAGGAAAGCTGTCATGGACAAGAGAAAGAACTGGCAGTCAATCGCCGTAAAACTAGAGTCTATGATATCATCAACGCCGGAAATTTGAATAGGTTTACTGTCAGCGACGTGCTGGTCCACAACTGTGGCTACCAAGGCGGGAAAAATGCACTGATTGCCATGGGTGCGCTTAAAAGTGGCATTGCGGAGGACGAATTACCGGCGCTCGTGGATCAGTGGCGGAATGCAAATCCACACATCGTGAAATTGTGGTACGCAGCTGAACAGGCAGCATTGAGCGCAGTGCTAAATCAAACAACGGTTAAACTGGCGCATGGTGTGCAGTACCGGTACGAAAGAGGTTTTCTGTTCGCCGACTTACCAAGCGGACGCAGTCTGACGTATGTCAATCCAAGAATCATGCAAGACGACCGATTCAGCAAAGACGGTCTAGTGTTTGATGGGATGGACCAGATCAAAAAGAAGTGGCTCCCCAATCGAACGTATGGCGGGAAACTGGTCGAGAACTTGGTTCAAGCCATCGCACGTGACTGTTTAGCCGTAAGTATAGAACGATTACATACATCGGGCTATGCCATAGTCATGCACGTACATGATGAGGTTGTTATTGATGAGCCAATCAGCGGACGAACGGTGGAAGATGTCACAACTATTATGGGGCAAGCCATAGACTGGGCACCAGGTTTACCACTCGATTCCGCAGGTTTTGAGTGTGAATTCTACAAAAAGGACTGAGGAGCTTATATGAAAAACACATTAGGAGACCTTAACAACCATTTATTTGCGCAGTTGGAGCGTTTGAGCGACGAGGATTTAAAAGGCGAGAAACTCAAAGAGGAAATAACAAGAGCGAAGTCTATATCCGTTGTTGCTTCACAGATTATCGCCAATGGCGCACTTGTCCTCGAAGCACAAAAACTTGTAGATGACCGGATGGATCCAGATATGGGCATACCCAAAATGTTGGAGGGTGGGAGGTAAATGTTTCGCTTCTCTCCCGAAATGCGAGACTTCATTCGGGCCCATGTTATAGACCGAACCACTATGGACTTAACGGAATTATTCAATTCTACCTTTGGAACGGATGTAAGCGTATCTCAGATCAGGGCTTATAAGAGGAATCATAGGCTATCTAGCGGATTGACAGGAAGGTATCAACCTGGTAGTACACCGTACACGAAGGGAAAGAAGAAGTATTGGTCCGGCGGCGAAGAATCGCAATTCAAAAAAGGACACAAACCATACAACTATATGCCCGTAGGCTCGGAAAGGATCAATGGTGAAGGTTACATTGATATTAAGATCGCCGATCCCAACATATGGCGCGGAAAGCATCTGATCTTGTGGGAGCAGCATAACGGATCGGTACCAAAAGGACATGCAGTATTATTCGGGGACGGGAACAGGATGAATGTTGACATTGATAATTTAGTGTTAGTAACGCGGGCCCAACTCGCTATATTGAATCGAAAACGATTTATTTTTAAAAATGCAGAATTTACGCGGACGGGTCTTATTTTGGCCGATATCTACCAAAAAATCGGTCAAAGAAAAAGTAAAGATACTACGTAATGGGGTGCACCATGCAAGAACTAGATATTAGTTTCGGCAAGCATCGTGCCGATACGAATTGGAAATCAGAATACCTCACCTGGGACGAGTTTGTGGGCCGTTTACGCAAAGTCCGCCGGACGAATGAGACGATGGCGGAGTATGACAAAATGAACAATTTGGACCGTGGCAAGATAAAGGATGGCCCCGCCTTTGTTGGCGGGATGGTGCTAGGTGGTCGTCGTAAGAAGGAGAACGTCGATACCCGGAGCCTGATTACCCTTGATGTCGATCATGGCACAGACGAGTTCATGCTGGATGCTGATCTCATTTTGGGTGGGACCGCTTATGTAATCTATTCGACGCATAGCCACCGAACGCATAAGCCTAAGTATCGTCTCATTGTACCGGCCGACCGCAAGATGAGTCCGGACGAGTATGCAGCTGTAAGTCGTAAGCTCGCTGAACAAATTGGACTGGCTTACTTCGATAAGACCACATTCGATGTGCATCGCCTCATGTATCTGCCGTCGTGTTCGAGGGATGCAGAACCGGTCCTAGACGTATTCGATGGTAGTCCGTTATCCGTGGATAGACTTCTCGGCTGTTACACGAATTGGCAGGACCCGTTATCGTGGCCACGACATGACGGCGACAAAGTGGAACGCGTCGCAGCAAAGCGGATGGAAGACCCACGAATCAAACGTGGTGTCGTGGGTGCCTTCTGTCGCTGTTACAGCATCAGTGAAGCCATAGCGGCATTCTTAATCGATGTGTATCAGCCGACCGACGACAGCTGCACGCGATATACATTCGCCGGGGCTACGAGCTATGGCGGTCTAGTCGTCTACGATGAAGATACCTTCGCCTTCTCCCACCATGAGAGCGACCCATGCAGCGGCCGGGAAGTAAATGCCTTTGACTTGGTCCGACTACACAAGTTTGGCGGGCTAGATGAGAAGGCAAGCGAAAACACACGAATTGATAGATTACCAAGCTATACCGCGATGTTAGCATGGGCGACACAAAACGCAAATGTCAAACAACTCTTGCTTCAAGAACAGATGGCAGACTATGAGGCCATGACGGAACAGATGGAAGAGCTCGCAGATGCGGAAGACGACAATGATACCTGGCAGGACATGCTGGAGACGCATGATAAGACGGGCCGCATCCTATCCACACCAGAGAACATTGAAATCTTGTTATCCCATGGGGAATGGAAAAACGTGCTTGCGTATGATGCATTCAGTAACTGCGAGGTTATCAAGGCTGAATTACCTTGGCGAAAGAAGAATAGACCCGACTTACCCTATGAGCCTTGGCTTGCAGAGGATGATAAGCGATTGCAGCATTGGTTCGGTAAGAAGTACGAAATCAAAGGTGCATCGACGATCATTAATGCCTTCACGGAAGTGACACGTCGCAATCGCTTCCACCCGATTAAGCAGTACCTGGAATCGCTGTATTGGGATGGAGTGCCACGTGTAGAGCGATTATTTATCGATTATCTCGGAGCAGCAGACACACATTACGTACGTAGCGTCACACGTAAGATGTTACTCGCCGCAGTGACACGTATCTATGAGCCTGGATGCAAGTTTGATCAGATGCTCGTTTTGATTGGGCCACAGGGCGCAGGTAAGTCTAGTCTACTCGCAAAGCTCGGACGCAAGTGGTTCAGCGATAGTCTCCGAACCTTTGAGAATAAGGAAGCTGGCGAGCATCTACAGGCTGGTTGGATCTTTGAGATTGGTGAGCTTGCTGCGATGACCAATAGAAATTCAACTTCGGAAGAGGTTAAAGCATTTCTATCAAAGACAGAAGACCGTTACCGTGTGGCATATGACAGACAAGTTTCAGAGTTTCCGAGAAAATGCGTTTTTTTTGGTTCAACCAATACACGACAATTTCTACACGATAATACGGGTAATCGCCGATTTTGGCCGGTGGAGTGTCATGTTACAACACCAACTCGCAATCATTGGAAAGAATTCACAGATGACGAGGTAGGTCAACTATGGGCTGAGGTCTTGACGTACTACCGCGAAGGTGAACGACTGTCGTTAGATGACAAAGCACGAGTCGAGGCTGAGCGACAACAAAACGATCACATGGAAGAGGATCCACGCATTGGCATCATTCAAGAATGGCTAGATAGCCCAATCGAAGATTACACGGGAAAAGAATGTGGTGAGTTTAGACAGACTACATGTGCGATGCAGATATGGATTGAATGCCTGCATGGCAGAAAAGACATGTTTACACCGTATAAAGCGAGAGAGGTTAATGCCATTTTACGTAAATTACCTGGCTGGGCTGAAACCCCTTGGGCAACAGTTCCAGGATATACTCGCCCTAGGATTTCATTTAAGAGACTTGCTACATATAAAAATTAGTATGTAGCAAGTATGTAGCAATGTAGCAATTTTCGTGCAACGTACGCTACATAATGCTACATATTCTCAAAACGTATGTAGCATTAAAATTCATTGCTATTATGCGGTTCTTTATGAATTAACTACGTATGCTACACATTTTTTATTATTAATACTAAATATTAATTTAGATAGGAAATAGATAGTAGTTTTGTATGTAAAACGCATGTGAACACACACGCGCGATAATAGGGTGATAGGTAGCAGCCGATAAGTTTGGTGGTGAGTGGATGAGAGAACGAGAGATTGAGAAGTATCTAGTCGAGCGAGTCAAGGCCATTGGCGGGAATGCGATGAAGTGGGTCAGTCCTGGCAACAGTGGTGTACCCGATCGCATTGTATTCCTGCCTGATGGCAGGGTGCATCTCGTGGAGTGTAAGGCACCAGGGAAGAAGCCAACACCCATTCAGGAGAGACAGATTAACCGATTAGGAGCAATGGGCCATCGCACTTACGTCCTGGATAGCAAGGAAGCCGTAGATCAATTTTTGAAAGAGGTGATGCCACATGAAGTTCATCCCACACCTATATCAAAAACACGCCATAGAGCGGATCATTGATACGCCGTACATCGGTTTATTTTTGGAGATGGGCTTAGGTTAGCAAAACGGTTAGTACGTTAACCGCAATCGACCTATTGCTAAATGACCATTTCGAGGCCAGGAAAGTGTTAGTCATAGCCCCGCTTCGTGTGGCACAGGACACTTGGGCGCGCGAGCTGAACAAATGGTGCCATCTTGGGCATCTAACGATTAGCAAGGTGTTAGGGACGGTTGTAGAACGAAGGAGAGCGCTGAGAAACGATGCTGACATTTATGTAATCAATCGCGAAAATATCGAATGGCTAGTGACTGAGTTCGGAAGTAAGTGGCCATTCGATACGGTGGTCATTGATGAACTATCTAGTTTCAAGAGTCACCAGTCCAAACGGTTCAAGGCATTGAAACGCGTACGTCCGAGCATCAAACGGTTGATTGGTCTTACGGGTACACCCGCACCCAATGGCCTTTTAGACTTGTGGGCGCCGATCTATTTGTTAGACCAGGGCGAGCGATTAGGTAAGACCATAACCGCTTATCGCGAGAGATACTTTCTACCTGGTCACGGGGATGGACGTATCGTCTACAAGTGGAATCAGAAGCGAGAGTCGGAAGAACGGATCTATGAGCGTATTCAAGATATTACCGTCAGTATGAAATCCGAGGATTGGCTAGAACTACCGGAACGCATCGACCGAACGGTCACAGTTACGTTGGATGACAAATCAAAGAGGATGTACAAAGAATTAGAACGCACCTTGTTACTCCCTTTCGTAGACACCGTGATCGAGGCGAAGAGCGCAGCTGTTTTGTCCAACAAGTTGTTACAGATGGCAAGCGGTGCGGTGTATGACGAGAACAGGGATGTTAAACGGATACATGACGCCAAATTGGATGCGTTAGAGGATATTATTGAGGCTGCACAAGGAAAACCCGTTATGGTGTTCTACAACTTCCAACACAGCCTAGCACGGATTCAACAACGATTTCCCCAGGCACGTATCCTACGAAAAGGTGCTGAGGGTAATGAAGATATTCAAGCCTGGAACAACGATGAGATTGAACTGCTGCTTCTGCATCCGAAGTCAGCCGGACATGGACTAAATCTCCAGGACTCTAGTTGTCAGGTGATTGTATGGTTCGACCAGATATGGAGCCTAGAAGAAGATCAACAAGCAAACGCCAGGGTACATCGTCAAGGCCAGAAGAATCGAATTGTCGTGATGCGGATTGTTGCAGAGGGAACGATGGATGAAGAAGCAGTAGGGTCTCTTGAGCGTAAGGCACTTGGACAGGATGCGTTGATGGAGGCCGTTAAGGCGCGAATCGAGCGAATGAAGGGAGGATGGGAGACATGATAAATCTGTCTTATAAGACTAGGCCAAAACTACAATCTACGAAAAAAGTGAGGAAAACCAAATCATTCGATTCGCCAAAAAACTTTGCAGGATGGATAGACGAGAAGCATCGCATCTGTTGGGTGAAAACGAGGAAATTGACGCCGCAGGAATACCGGGATAGGGAGGATGGTTAATGGCACGCATTCGGGTCCGCAATATTGAACGAGCCAATTTTAAGTGCATTGAATTCGAGCTATATAACTACCTGAACACATTGAAAGAGTACCAATTTCTTGTAGCTGAAATTATTGATGGTCAATCACCACCAAGTGAAGCCATCGGCGCAAGTCGTGGTATCGAGATCAGCCGACCGACGGAAGATAAGGCGATTCGGTTATCTAGTGCTGAATTGTTAGAAATCCGTAATCGGATTTATGCCATCCAGTATATGATCCGATTGATAGAGGCAGGCAAGGAACCACGGAAGCGTGATCTGCTTGAATTGAAATACTTTCAACAGCGACTAAGTGACTACGGCATAATGGAAAAATTACATCTGTCGGAGCGGACTTTTTTTAGATGGCGAAATGAAATTGTTGGGTTGGTTGCAAGTAAACTGGGGTGGCGGGTGTGAGTAAACAATTGGACAAGTGTAAAGTATTTCAACGGATGAAGTCTATGACCCTGGAACAGTTTTGGCAGTGGATGAACGTGATTCATAGTGATTCGTATCAACTAGGCATGAAGCACGTGAAGGAAGCTATGGAAATGCACCCACGAATTTATAAACCGATGATCGATGAAGTGTTGGATAAGGCGAAAGAGATTCGGGAAGAATGGGACCAAATCCAAGAGAAGGAAATTTCAGACGACGAGCTTGAACACATACGTAAAATGCTTCGAACCAAGAAAGGGTAATTTCAATCGGAAAGCGGGGAGTGAATCGAATGATAGACTGCGAGACTTGTGAAAAAATATTTTTTCATCCAGGGAGTTTGAAGCATTATTTGATTATTGCCGATCATGGCGTCAAATCGGATTATCTTGAGGTTTTGTATTGCCCGACGTGTGGCAAACACCTGGGGGTTCTAGGGGGCCAAAAATAAAAGATGGCAGAAAGTTGGCAGTTTTGACATGTCAATAGGTGTTATATTGGTATCACCGAAAGTGTAATAACCCGAAGCACCGTCCTTATTCCTCCTGGGCATGGTGCTTTTTTGTTGGAGTTTTTGTGGGGTTATCGCTACCAAATGACGTGGGTCATATTGACAGGCAGTGGTGGGGTGCTGTAGCGAATTTTTATGAAAAGGGGTGATGGGGGGATGAATGAAAGACAGAGACGTTTTGCCGATTTTTATATCGAAACATTAAATGCCACCGAGTCTGCGATACGAGCAGGTTATAGTAAAAGGTCGGCTATGCAAATAGGAGAACAAAACTTGAGAAAGTTTGAGATAAAAGCGTATATTGCAGAGGCCATGAACAAAAAGGAATCGGAGCGAATCGCAAAACAGGATGAAGTCTTAATGTTCTTGACCTCTGTCATGCGTGGGGAAGTAACGGAATCCATTCCTGTGGGGGTTGGTCCGGGGGTTCAAGAACTGGTTAGCAATGAGCCCGCTGCCAGAGACCGCATTAAAGCTGCAGAGCTCCTAGGCAAACGATACAGCCTGTTTACAGATAAATTACTCGTTGATGGCGAAATGGCGGTTACGTTGATCGATGACATTGGAGATGGCGTCGATGACGACAGTTAAATTGTCGGACGTGATATTGCCTGATTTTCATGAGTTTTGGCGACTAAGCAGGGCGCATCAATTTCTCCGCTATGTCTTAAAAGGGGGGCGTAACTCCGGTAAGTCATCCGTTGTTGCTATGAAGACTGTGCATCAGATGATGCGACATCGAATATCGGCATTAATCGTACGCAGGGTCGCAAATACACTACAGGATTCCGTCTTTGAACAACTCAAAGAGGCCATCGATCTTCTAGGGGTGGGGCAGTACTGGAAAGTCAATTTAAGCCCACTCCGATTAACATATAAGCCTTATGGTAATTCGATTATATTCCGCGGTGCGGATGATCCCCAAAAAATTAAAGGGATTAAAGCGAGTAAGTTCCCAATTGCTATTCTGTGGATTGAGGAAATCGCAGAGTTTCGCACGGAAGATGATGTATTAACCATTGAACAATCAGTGCTCCGTGCTGAATTGCCCGACGGCTTGGACTACTCCATTTATTGGACGTATAATCCACCGACGAGAAGGCAGCACTGGCTTAACCAAAAACATGAAACACATGTAGTACCAGCAAATACCTACATTCATCACTCGACGTACGTAATGAATCGACATTTATCCAAAGTAGCCTGGGCAGAAGCAGAAGAAATGAAAATCAAAAATCCGCAAAAATATGAATGGCAGTACCTAGGTAAACCGGTGGGTAGTGGGGTTGTTCCATTTGGAAATTTGTCATTTCGAACGATTACTGAAGATGAAATGAAGTCTTTCGATAATATCCGGCAAGGAAACGACTGGGGATATGGTGTTGACCCATTGGCATTTGTTCGTTGGCACTATGATAAAACGCGGCGCCGTATTTTCGCTATCGATGAGATCTATGGCGTACAGTTATCCAATCGACTGCTTGCAAATGAACTTAAGCGTAAGGGGTATGATGACACCGTCATTACTTCTGATTCAGCAGAGCCGAAATCCATTGATGAGATGAGACACGAATACGGTATCCGGATGAAGGGTGCTAAAAAAGGACCTGGCTCCGTGGAATATGGCGAGAAGTGGCTTGCTGACCTAGATGAGATTGTTATCGACCCTAAACGTACACCTAATCTAGCAAGAGAGTTTGAATCCATCGATTACATGACGGATACTGATGGCAATCCGAAAGCAAAACTTGAAGATAAGAATAACCATACAATCGACGCCACACGTTACGCTTTTGAAGCGGATATGAAACGTGCTGGCGTTTCGTTTTAGGAGGGTGTTATGCAAAACCTAATTGATATTATCGAAAATGGCGCAAAATCAGCAATGACGATCGAACAAATTGTGAATAAAGAAATTACGGATTGGTTACGTTCGCAGGAACGCACGTGGATGCTAGTGGGTGATCGTTACTATGCGGGTAGTCAAGACATCCTAAAGCGAAAACGCACAAGCATTGGGGAAGGTGGGGTGGAGGTTGAAGTTAAAAATCTTGCCAACAATCGCTTAGTACACGGGTTTGTTCGAAAACTTGTAGACCAAAAAGTAGGGTATTTATTAAGTAAACCTATCAGTGTGCAGACAGATAACAATTCATATCGGGATTTGCTCAACACCTTTTTCGATAAGAAGTTTATGCGCCTTCTCATGAACACTGGTAAGGAGGCAGTCAATAAAGGCAAGGCATGGCTACACGTTTATTATGATGAGGACGGACAATTACATTTTAAAAAAATCCCTAGTGAACAAATTATCCCGTTTTGGCGCGATGCGGATCACACCGAACTGGATGCGGTTGTTCGTGTTTATCAGGTTACAGTTTACAGTGGTTCGGAAGAGCAAACCGTGACGAAAGTGGAGTTTTGGGACAATAATGGCGTACGACGTTATGAGAAAACACAAGATGGGCTAATTCCTGATATTGAATTCGGTGTTGAAAGTAGTCATTTCACCATCACGGTCAATGGGGCAGAAACGCCTTATAACTGGGAACGAATACCGTTTATCTGTTTTAAATACAACGAGGAAGAAATTAGCTTGGTACAGATGGTTAAGTCGCTTGTAGATGACTACGACTTTAAAAAATCGGACAGTGCGAACAACTTGGAGGATTTACCAAACTCCATTTATGTGATCAAAAACTATGACGGTACGGATTTAGGCGAGTTCCGTCGGAACATGACAACCTATCGCGCTGTCAAAGTCACGGAAGACGGTGGCGTGGACACCCTATCGCTTGATATCAATGTGGAGGCCTTTAAAACACATATGGATATGATGCGTAAAGACATCTATGAGTTTGGGCGTGGCGTAGACACACAGTCACAGAACTTTGGAAATAGCCCAAGTGGAATTGCGCTGAAGTTTTTGTATGCGGATTTAGACCTCGATGCCAACATTCTGGAAACGGAATTCCAGGCGAGTCTCGAGCAGCTAGGGTGGTTCATTGATCAACATTTATCAAATACAGGCAATGGTGATTTTTCGAATGAATCGGTTGAGTTCATTTTCAATCGATCGATAGTAATCAATGAAAATGATGCGATCTCGAATGTGAAAAACAGCATGGGTATCGTATCTGAACAAACGCTACTGGCGCATCACCCCTTTGTAAACGATACATCTGCAGAGTTAGAACAGATTAAAGCTGAAGCATCACAAAATCAAAGTGGATTTGGCACGCTTGGTAATCCGTAATGGGATCAAGAGAGTATTGGCAAAGACGTAGCGAGGATATCGCCCAGGCACAATATGATAAGGCAGATGCATTCCTGGAAGAGAT